GCATGATCGCCGAGAAGATCGACTCCGTGAGCCGCACCCTGCGCGAGCTGGGCGGCCAGGTGCATCCCGAGGTCTACGAGCTGCTGCGCGTGGCCTGCGCCGAGCTGAAGGACGCCTCCGAAAGCGCCCGCCGGCTCGAAGGCGCGGTGCTCATCATCACCATCCCCGTCAACGCTCTAACCATGCAATAGCGAGGAGATTCCCATGGCCAGAACCAAGCCTCAACCGCTCATCATCGCCGACCTGCCCGCGGCCGACGAGGCCCTGCGCCAGCTGGGCGAGATCAACCGCGAGCAGGAGCGGATCGAAAACGGCATGAATGACCAGATTGACCAGCTCAAGGCGGCGGCCAAGGCCCAGCTTGCGCCCTTGGCCGCCAGCCGCAAGCGCCTGGAGGACGCGCTGGCGGTGTTCGGAACGCAGCGCAAGGCCGAACTCTTCCCGGACCGCAAGCGCAGCCAGGAACTCACCTTCGGCGTCATCGGCTTCCGCAAGGCCACGTCGCTGCGCCTGCTGGCCAAGCACACCTGGGCCATGGTGCTCCAGCGCCTCCAGGACCTGGGCTTCCACGACGCCATCCGCATCAAGCCGGAAGTGGACAAGGACGCCTTGCGCGGCTGGACGGACGGCAAGCTGGAGGACGTGGGCGTGAAGCGCGAGACGGTCGACGAGTTCTTCGTCGAATTGAAGGCGGAAGAACTGGCGGACAAGGCCGCCTAGGTCCCACTTAACCTTTTGGAGGACATCATGACACAGGCCGAAATGCTCAAGGAAATCACTCAGGCGACCGGACTTGGCAATCGCCCCGTGACCAGCGTGCTGGCCAGCCTGGGCAAGCTCGCCATGGCCGAGATCAAGAACGGCGGCGAGGTCCCGTTTCCCGGCGGGCTTGGCAAGCTGGTGGTGGTGGCGACCGCGGCGCGTGCGCGGCGGAACCCGCGCACCGGAGCCCCGGTGCAGATTCCGGCCGGGCGGGCGGCGCGGTTCCGGCCGGGGAAGGCGCTTAAGGAGGCGTTGAAGGACTAAACGCGAAACCGCCCCGCGCGGGGCGGTCGCCGGACCGTGGTGGGCCGGCTATGAAGAGCAGCCAAACGGAGGACGCGATGAAATTTAATTGGCATCTGGGACCGCGCAACCGGGCCTACGTCGAGAAGATCGTGGATAGGGCTTTTACCCTCTGCGCCGAAAACGGCATCCCGACAGGCGAAAAAATCAACCTCCAGATGGACCTGGTGGCCTGCCACAACCATGGCTGCCGGATAAATTTCAGAAAGCTGCTGAACGCCCCAGACTTCGATTTCCTGCACGACATTCTCGGTATTGGCCACCACCTCAACCGCGAAACGGGACAGCTTGAGGACTTTTTTCTGCCTCGCTGCGCTACCGCCTAAGTCTTGCGAAACCGCCCCCACGCGGGGCGGTCGGCTGGGCGTGGCGGCCCGGTCCTGACGAGCAGCCGACAAAGGGGGCAAATATGGACGGAGTCGAATGGATTGCCGAGGAACGGTCCCGGCAGATTCAGGAGAAGGGCTACACCGGCGAACATGACAGGCAGCACAAAGACGGCGAACTTGCCGCCGCGGCGGTGGGATACGCCATGTTGGGGGCTGGCGTATTGCCACACGGCCAGCCCCTTCCTCCCTTTTGGCCTTGGGCAGGAGAGGCCTGGAGGCCCGAAGCCTCTGCTCTTGAAAACCTCGTTAAAGCCGGTGCGCTCATCGCGGCGGAAATAGACCGCATCGTGGAAGGAAGCCTCCTCCGCGCGCGTTGATTGCGAAACCGCCCCCCTGCGGGGCGGTCGGCCGGGCGTGGCGGCCCGGTCCTGACGAGCAGCCACACGGAGGAGCCCATGAGCAGATCCGACACCTATCCCTACGAGGCCATCCTGGAGGTGCGCGGGGATCGCGCCCTGCTGGTGCGCATCGAGGGCGAGCTTTTCTGGCTGCCCACAAGCGTTGTGGGCGAGTACGCCGACGCCAAGATCGGCGACACACTGACGCTGCATATCCCCGAGTGGCTTTGTGAAGATCGGGGCATCTCCTAGGAGGCGACCATGACCAGCCGTTACACCATAGCCCGCGGCAAGTTCGGAACGCCCATCGTGTACGACACGGAGGGGAAGCAAGCCGTCGGTGTCTTTCCCCGCGCGTTCGCCGGCGACGAGATCTCCGCGGCGGAGGACGCGGACGCCATGGTCAAGGCCAGAATCGCCGCGGCGGCGTTCAACCGCGCCGATGCCGAAGAGCGTTGGGCCCGAGGAGGAAAATGATGAAGACAGTGCGTGACCTGCCCCGGCCTCTCCGGGATTTGGCCTGGGCTGCCGGGTATGTGGTTCTCTTCGGCCTCTCCGTGGGTATCGGTATTCGCACCGGCTGGGCCACTTTCTTGGAGGATTGGAAAGACACGTTGGGCCAGATTAGGGGGGCGGGCAAGTAGCTTGCCTGAAAATCATGGCAGAAAAGCGTGAATCATGGTGCGAAATTTTGCTCAAGTTTTCGGGCAAGGACACCTTGAAACTGCGGCTATTCGAAGCCCGGCAGTGGGCGCACAAGCTGGCCGCTCCAGGCCTGCACCGCGTGCAGCGCGGCAGCATCCTGAGCGGGCGCTGGGTGTCCGGTAACGGCGGGAAGGAGTTCGTCCCCCTGCAGCGCGTGGCCGACATGGTGCTGGTCGAGCTGGAGGGCGTTTGCCCCTCGCCGCCGGTCCAGCCGCCACACCCGCTGCTCAAGCAGCGCGCCCGCGTGCGTTGGCGTCCGTCGGTCAATGAGGGCCTGCCAAACGCCGTGCAGACCTGGGCCGCCAGCGATCCCATCCGCGCCTACTCCGGCGAGTGGATGATCTACCTGACCGGGGGCGTGGGTTGGGTGCCCTGCGATGAGGTCACGCCCTTGGACGCCTTCGGGCGGGAGGTGCAGCCGTGATCTGGCGCGCGCTCGTCTTTTTGGACGTGCTCACCCTGGCCGCCTACGCCTCGGAACGGTGGGGCGACCACGCCGCATGGGCTGTGTTGGCCGCCCTGCTCGCCGTGCTCCTGCCCTTGTCCAAGGCCGTGTCACACCTGGCCAGGATCGAAAAGCTCATGACCGAGCAGAGATCCCAGTTGACCAAAATATTCCGGGGGTATGTATGACCTTCGACAGCCGCAACAGCCTGCTGGCCAAGGTGCATATCGCCAAGGCCCAGCTCAAGCTGGAAGAAGACGCCTACCGCGCGATCCTGGCCCGCTTCGGCGTGGCCAGCTCTGCCGAGCTGGACCTGGCCGGGCTCGAAAAGCTCATCTGGCACATGGAGAAGCTGGGCTGGGAGGCCAAGACCACGCGCAAGCGCAAGCGCGACAAGCACGGCGCGCCGGCCAACCTGGGCCGCGGCTATGGCAAGGGCAACGTGAAGCCCTATGACCGCTCCCTGCTCATGACCAAGATCGAGGCCCTGCTGGCCGACAAGGCCGCCGGCCAGGGCAAGCACGTGCCCTGGGACTACGCCGCGGCGATCCTCAAGCGCATGTACAAGGTGGACCGCCTGGAGTGGGCCACGGCCGAGCAGCTCAAGGGCGTCATGGTGGCGCTCATGAAGGGCGGCAAGCGCAAGGGCGGGGCCATCGCCTACGACGAACAGGGCCGGGCCTTCGTGCTCCAGTACCGGGGCGGCAAGCCGCGCTGGGAGCCCATGCCCGAGCCGGGGGGAGCCCATGCCGCGCCCTGACGCCGCGCACGAGCTGCCGGAGCATATCCTGGCGCAGCTGCCCGGCGTCCTGGCCGGCGCGGCGAAAGCGGCCGGGCTGCGCGCCGCGATGCAGCTGGCCGAGGCGCGCGGCGGTTGCCGGGCCTATATCCCGAGGCCGGACGCCCTGCGCGAGGGCCACTGGCTGGTGCGGGCCACCGGCATGGAGGCGGCGCGGGCCATCGCCGACGCCCTGGGCGGCGGCGAGGTGGAGGTGCCCCTCGGCCCCTTCGCCGGCAATCGCGCGGCCGTTTGGACGGCCATTGAACGCGCGTTGAACGCCGGGCAAACCGTCGAGCAAACCGCGCGCCAGGTGGGCGTCAGCGCAAGGACGGTGCGGAGGCACAAGGGCGGCGAAGGCGACGGGAATGATGGGTGGTGCAAGCTGCCTGGGGTGTGATTCTACTTGTCTAGCAAGGATGTTTATTGATATCTATGCGCATATTTTCGGCGTGGTGCAATTACCACTAGGGGGGAGTATGCGCGAAATTAATAACTTCGATGAATTAATTTCATTTATGTGGCAGGTGTCAAACGATGAAGCCTCGCTGAATGACGCCATATTTCATGATGGGTGCGCAAGTATCCCAATCCGCGTCGAAGGCGTTACATGGGACAAGAGGATTGATGCCAGGGGGGCGAAGTATGTACAGGAACTACAGAATGAGCTTAACGCATTCTTTAAAAAATACAATAACCTGTTCAATGAAGACGCCCCACTGGTAAAAGTTGCAGTCCGTGAAGGTAGTGGAATACTAGACCCTGATTTTTGGCCAATTTTGAAGGAGGCCATAAAGAAGATGCCGCCAAAATTGACCTTCACATTGCTTATGACTTTTATGGCCTGCTCAACTGGGTATGCAGTCTATACACGATATGAATCAGCACAGGAGCAATCTAGGGAACATAAGGTTGCGATTGAAGCAGTGCGAGCGCTAAAAGAAGTTGCACTTCAAAATGGCTTTGAGTCAACAAAAGCAACAAAGCCAATTCGATCTCTTGTAAAATCGCTTGATACCGAAGATAAAATTTCAGTCGCAGGTTCCGGAGCAGTTGGTGGAGATGAAGCAAAGAAAGCTCTTGAGCAGAAACGTACTCGCTCTCAAGAAATTTCTATTCCATGTGATGGTAAATATATTCTTGAGAAGTTAGACGTTACGCATTCTGTTCCCGTTCTTGAACTTTCGCAAGACGGTTTTCCTATTAATGCATATCTTGAACATCTTGCGCCAGACACGAAAGAGGCTCTGATCAAGACGCTAAAAGATCGTCTCGAAATCCGTAAGGAACCTGCGATATTAGAGCTTCAGCTTGATGTCCATACCACTGCAAAGAAGGTGAAATATGCAAGCGTGGTCGGGACTGGCGCACCCCGTGAGGCGAAGAGCCATCGCCGCCTCAAAGATTTACCTCCGAAGGCTGCGCCCCAAGCGAAATTAGGTTCCTAGTGTTCCCGCAACCCAGGGCCGCTTGCCGCAGCCCTGGGTTGTCCTTGACTCCCCCGCCCCGCCCGTGCGAAACACGGGCATCCTGACGAATCCCTAGTCTCCCGGTCATTTGTCCGTGTTAGAGCGCGGCCTCAGTTCGCCTAGTCTGGCCTCTACGGACGCGGCTTCCCGCCGTCGTCGACTCCTCCGGTCCCGCCCGGCCAAACGCCGGGCCGGGCGGGGCGCAGGAGGGAACCCGTGGAGGTCCCATGGCTCGCATCAAGGAATATCTGTCCAAGGCTTTCGATTGGTTCCGCGTGCGCTCGCCGCGCATGACCCTGCCCAACGTCCTGGCCACCGGCTTTGTGGCCGTGGTGGCGCTCATCGCGCCGCACCAGACGCCGGTGCTGGCGTACAAGCTGGGTGCGGTGGCCGCCGGCGGCTGCCTGGGCTACCTGCTCGACGTGTCCCTGTTCCCGTATGCCCAACCCTCGGGCTACCTACGCTTTGACTGGCAGGAGGTGCAGAGCTTCGAGGATGACAAGCCGGACTATGGCGTCATCGACGGCTATATGACGGCGTTCTACGTCGCGTGCTTCCGCCGGGCGCTCATCGTCTGCGCCTGCATGCTGGCCGCTGCGCTGGCGCTTTAAGGGGCGGGTATGCGGCCCGGCCGATCCATTCCCGGATACTGGTCCGAGTTGTTGGTGTGGGGGGTGCTCTACGGCTTGCTGGGGTATCTGCTGGGTTGCTTTTTGGCCTCTGCCGCCCAGGCCCATGCCGCCGACACCATCCCGGCCGCCGCGCAGCAGTACCGCTCGGTGCTCATCCGCGCGGCGCGCGTGGAGGGCGGCCTGTCCGCTCCCGTGGCCGTGTTTGCGGCGCAGCTGGAGCAGGAAAGCGGCTGGCACCCGGAGGCGCGCTCCTGGGTCGGGGCCAGCGGCCTGGCACAATTCATGCCGGCCACGGCGCGCGACCTGGGGCGCAGCCGTCCGGACCTCGGCCCCGCGAACCCGATCAACCCGGGCTGGGCGCTACGCGCCCTGGTGGCCTACGATCTGGACCTGCGCGGCCGCGTGCGCGCCGCGACCGAGGGCGACGCCTGGGCCATGGCCCTGGCCGCCTACAATGGCGGCCTGACCTGGGTGCGGCGCGACGCCGCCCTGGCCGTTCGCCGGGGCCTGGACCCGCTGCGCTGGTGGGGCTCGGTCGAGACGGTCAACGCCGGGCGTTCGGCCGCCGCCTGGCGTGAGAACCGCGGCTACCCGCGGGCCATCCTGCTCAAGCGGCAACCCAAGTACCTGGCCTGGGGGCCGGGAATCGACTGCACGGAGGTGCGTTGATGGACCTGTCCGCGCTCCTTTCGACTGGCAAGGGCAAGCTGGCCCTCGGCCTTGGCGCGGCGCTGCTGCTCATCGTGGCCTGCCTGGCCTGCGGCTGGGGCGGCTACCGCCACGGGCGGAGCACCGCCACGGCCGACGGCGAGGCCAAGCTGGCCAAGCTGGAGGCGGCGCAGGCGCAGGCCAACCGCCTGGCCAGCGACACCGCCCGCCGGATCGTAGACGCCGAAGTCATTCGCCGCGACGCGCTGGAGCGTTCGCTTGCCACGGCGCGGGCGGCTATCGCGGCGCGGAGCCGCGCAATCACCAACGGGAGGATTGAAGATGCGTCGCGCGCTGTTGTTGTTGCTGACGGGCATTGCGCTTTTGGCGCTGGCTGGGTGCGCGTGTGGAACGAAGCCCTCGGCCTCGGCGACCGTGATTCAGCCGGCACCGCCGCCGCCCCCGGCGCTGCTGGAACAGCCGGAGCCGTTCAAGCCGCTGACGCCGGGGTATTTCAAGGCGTGACGCCCGAGGACGTGCTGGCCAATCACCGGGACAACATGACGCTCTGCCGCGACATCGCCGCGCGCTACCAAGCGCTCCTCGAATGGGCGCGAGGACTGCCGCAAACCGCCAACGCCACGGAGGCCCGCTGATGGAACGGGTGAACATCATCCTCACCATGGTCCAGATCATCCTGATCCTGGGGCAGGGCCTGTTGGGTTGGGTGTTGTGGTCTTTGCGCAAACAGTTTGTGCCGCGCGAGCACTGCGCGACCAAGTGCGAGGCCCTGGCGCAGAAGCAGGCGGAACTGGCGCAGGCGCAGAAGGCCCTGCCCACGGCGGCCGAAGTCCGGGACATGCAGATCCAGCTGGCGGAAATCGAAGGGGACATCAAGACCGTCAAGGCTACTGTGGAGGGCCATCTTGAGCTGATGCAGCGGCTGGAGCGGCCGCTGAATCTCCTGATGGAACACCACCTGCGGGGGGAGAAATGAGTTTTGACAAACTGCTGACCGAGGATCGCCGCCTCATGATCCTGCGGCTCATGGCCGAAAGTCCGGACTACCAGCTCAATGTCTACGTGTTGCGCCCGGCCCTGGACGCCGTGGGCCACACCGTGAGCCACGACCGCCTGGCGGCCGACCTGGCCTGGCTGGCCGAGCAGGGCCTCGTCACCGTGGGCAAGGTTGCCGACGTCACCGTGGGCAAGCTCACCGGCCGCGGCGCGGACGTGGCCGGCGGGCGCGCCACCGTGCCCGGCGTCAAGCGTCCGGAGCCGGAGGCGTAAGCCATGCCGCGCCAGTCCACCGTCCGCCGCCTGCCGCCTGAACTTCGCGAGCAGATTGGCGCGCTACTGGACCAGGGGCGCACCTTGGATGAGATCAAGGCTGCGCTCGACGGCCTGGGGGCGGACGTGTCGCGCTCCGCCTTGGGGCGGTATAAGCAGCGCCTGGACAAAGTTGGCGAAAAGCTGCGCCGCAGCCGCGAGGTGGCCGAGGCGCTGATCGCCAAGCTGGGCAGCGCGCCCGAGTCCAAGTCCCTGCGGCTGAATGTCGAGCTGATGCAGGGCGTGCTCACCGACCTGGCGGTCAACGCCAGCGAGGAGGGCGAGGCCGGCGAGGGCAAGGCCGTGACCCTTGATCCGCAGGACGCCATGTGGCTGTCCAAGGCCCTGGACCACCTGGCGCGCGCCAGCAAGGCCGACGCCGAGCTGACGGGCAAGATCAGGGAGCAGGCCGAGGCCGCCGCCCGCAAGGCCGCCGCCGAAACCGCCGTCACCGCCGCGCGCAAGGGCGGCCTCTCCGCCGAATCGGCGGACGCCATCCGCCGCGAGATTCTGGGGCTCAAATGACCGCCGCGCCGGCCGTCCTCCTGCCCTATCAGCAGGCCTGGGTCGCGGACCAATCGCCCGTCAAAGTGAGCGAAAAGGGCCGCCGCGTGGGCATCACCTGGGCCGAGGCCGGCGACGACGCGCTCATCGCCGGAGCCGCCTCGGACGCCGGGGGCATGGACTGCTGGTACGTGGGCTACAACCAGGACATGGCCAAGGAGTTTATTCGCGACGTGGCCGATTGGGCGCGCCAGTACAACCTGGTGGCCGGGGAGGTGCAGGAGGAATACCTCAAGGACGAGGACAAGGACATCCTCACCTTCGTGGTCAAGTTCGCCTCCGGCTACCGCGTCACGGCCCTTTCCAGCCGGCCCAGCAACCTGCGCGGCAAGCAGGGCGTGGTGGTCATTGACGAGGCCGCGTTCCACGACAACCTGGCCGAGCTGCTCAAGGCCGCCTTCGCGCTGCTCATCTGGGGCGGCCGCGTGCGCATCATCAGCACCCACAACGGCACGGACAACCCGTTCAATGAGCTAATCCTGGACATCCGCGCCGGGAAAAAGCCCTACAGCCTGCACCGCACGGAGTTCCGTGCGGCCGTGGCCCAGGGCCTGTACAAGCGGATCTGCCTGGTGCGCGGCAAGGAGTGGACCCCGGAGGCCGAGGCCGCCTGGGTGCGCGAGATCTACGAGTTCTACGGCGAGTCCGCGTCCGAGGAGCTGGACGTGATCCCGCGCGCCGGCGGCGGGGCCTGGCTCACGCGGGCGCTCATTGAATCGGCCATGGAAGACGGCGTGCCGGTGTTCCGCTTGGCCAAGCCGGACGAATTCACGCCCCTGCCGCCGCATATCCGCGAGGCCGAGATCCGCGACTGGTGCGAGGAGTTCCTGGCCCCGGCGTGCGCCGGCCTCGACCCCACGCTGGCCCATTTCCTGGGCGAGGACTTCGCCCGTTCCGGCGACCTGACCGACCTGGTGCCCCTGTCGCAGGCGCAGAACCTCGGGTTGCGGCCGCCCTTCGTGGTGGAGCTGCGCAACATCCCCTTCGAGCAGCAGCGCCAGATCGTCTTCTACATCCTCGACCGCCTGCCGCGCTTCCGGGCCGCGGCCTTCGACGCGCGCGGCAACGGCCAGTACCTGGCCGAGGTGGCCATGCAGCGTTATGGCGCGGGCCGCGTGGCCCAGGTCATGCTTTCCCCGGAGTGGTACCGCGAGCACATGCCGCCGCTCAAGGCCGCGCTGGAGGACAGGACGCTTTCCGGCCTGCCCAAGGACGCGGACCTGTTGGCCGACCTGCGCGCCGTGCGCATGGAGAAAGGCGTGGCCAAGGTGCCGGACACCGCCCGCGTACGCGGCTCGGACGGCCGCGACCGCCACGGCGACTTCGCCGTGGCCCTGGTCATGGCGCACTTCGCGGCGCGGACCATGGAGCCCGTGCCCATCGAATTCAAGACGCTGAATCGGCCGCGCTTCGTCGCCGGCCTGCACGATTTCTAGGAGGAGCCCATGGCCTACGCCACCAAACGCCCCGGACGCCCCGGCCGGCCCGTCATGAAGGAGCTGCGGCAGGAGGTCGCCACCACCGACAGGGACATTCTGTACCCGTCCTTCGACGGCATCTTGCGCAACCTGGCCGACGACACCCTGCTCACCCGCGGCGGCGGCGACGGCCTCAAGATCTACGACGCCCTGGAGCGCGACGGCATGGTCTACGGCTGCCTGCAAAAGCGCAAGCTGGCCGTCACCGCGCGCCCCTGGGAGGTGGTGCCCGGCGGCGACGGTCCCCTGGACGCCAAGGCCGCGGAGCTGGCCAAGGGCATGCTGGAGGCCCTGGGCTTCGACCGGTTGTGCACGGGCCTGCTCGACGCGTTGCTCAAGGGGTACGCCGTGGCCGAGATCCTGTGGGAGTCGGACGGCGCGCGCATCTATCCGCGCAAGGTCAAGTCCCGCAACCAGCGCCGCTTCCACTTCGACACCGAAGGCAAGCTGCGTCTCTTGACGCATCAGGACATGTACCGCGGCGAGCCCGTGCCGGAGCGCAAGTTCATCGTCCACACCTTCGGCGACAAGGACGATTCGCCCTATGGTCTGGGCCTGGGCACGCGGCTGTTCTGGTACGTGCTGTTTAAAAGGGAAGATTTGCGCTGCTGGCTGCTCTACCAGGACAAGTTCGCCAGCCCCACGGCCGTGGGCAAGTATTCGCCGGGCGCGAGCGATCAGGAGCAGCAGAAGCTTCTCGCCGCGCTGGAGGCCATCGCCCGCGAGGCCCAGGTCATCATCCCGGAGGGCATGGCCATTGAGCTGCTGGAGGCCAAGCGCAACAGCGCCGGCAGCCAGGAGGCCTTTTGTCGCTACATGGACGAGCAGATCGGCTACATCATCCTGGGCGACGCGCCGGGGGCCAAGGACTCCGGCGGCGCGCTGGCCAGCGCGGCCATCCTGCGCAACGAGGTGCGGCTCGAATTGGTCGCCGCCGACGCCGACCTGCTTTCGGCCACGCTTAACGAGACGCTGCTCACCTGGTTCACCGAGCTCAACGTGCCGGGCGCGGTGCCGCCCAAGGTCTGGCGCGTGGTCAAGCCGGACGAGGACATGACCAAGCGCAGCGAGCGCGATAAAAACCTGGGCTCCCTGGGCTACCGGCCCACGCTCAAGAGCGTGCAGGACACCTACGGCGGCGAGTGGGAGCCCCTGCCTGGCTTCGGCGCTGGCCGGGCCGCCGGCGGGCAGCCCCTGAGTCCGGAAAGCGACGCCTCGGCCTTCGCCGAAGCGGCCTTCGCCGCGAGCGCCGCCGCGAGCTTCCCGGACCAGGACGCCCTGGACGCCGCCGTGGACAGCCTGCCCGGCGACGAGCTGGACCAGGCCATGCGCGCCATGCTCAAGCCCGTGATCGACATGCTGGCCAAGAGCAGCGATCCCGAGGCCGCCATGGCCCGGCTGGAGGACATCTTCCCGGACCTGGACGCCACCGGCCTGGCCACCATGCTGGCCCGCGCCATGTTCGTGGCCGAGGTCTGGGGGCGCATCACGGCCAAGGAGGGCTAGGCCATGCGTTGCACACTGAACATTCTCTCGGGCCGCTTGGTTGTGCGCTTTGTCGCGGATTTCTCGCGCCCATGGGGAATGACCATGCATGGTGGACGCTTTGTCCGGTTCGCCTGGTGCTGGGGGCAAGCAGAGACCAGAACCTGCTTTATGTTTTTCCGCGTACTGGCTTTGGGGCCGGTGGGTGTTTGCTTCGGACGAGTGATTGGCATTGAGGCCAAGGGGTAGGCCATGCCCGAAGCGCCGGACCTTTCCTATGCCCTTCGCCTGCCGCCCGAGAAGGCCATCGCCTACTTCGAGGCCAAGGGCTACAAGTTCGCCTGGGACTGGCGCGAGGTCTGGCAGGAGGCCCACGCCAAGGCCTTTACGGTGGCCGGTGTCATGAAGGCCGACGTGTTGAAGGAGATTCGGGCGGGCGTTCAACAGGCGTTGAAGGAGGGCAAAACGCTCGCGCAGTTCGAGCGCGAGCTGGAGCCCCTGCTCAAGCGCCGCGGCTGGCTGGGCAAGGGCGAAGTCCGCGACGCGCTCACCGGCGAGGTGGCGGGCCGCCGCCTCGGCCCGCACCGACTCACCACCATCTACCGCACCAACATGCAGACCAGCTACATGGCGGGGCGGTACAAGAGCTATGCGGAGAACGTCGCGGCCCGGCCGTATTGGGAATACGTGGCGGTCATGGACAACCGCACCCGGCCGGAGCACGCGGCCCTGAACGGTACGGTCCTGCCCGCCGGCGATCCCTTTTGGAATTCCTACTGGCCGCCCAACGGCTTCCGCTGCCGCTGCCGCGTTTCCGCGCTCACCAGGGGCGAGGCCCACGCCGAGGGCAAGCGGCTGATGACTTCCGAGGGCCGCCTGGGCGAGGCGGAGGTGCCGGTGGGCCGCTCGCGGCCGGGCCAGCCCGCGCCCAAGGCCACGGTCGCCACCTTCGAGCTGCGGCCCGGCCTCAAAATTTCGCCGGACCCCGGCTTTTCCTACAACCCCGGCAAGGCGGCCTGGCCGGGCTTGCAAGACGTGCTGCGCACCAAGCTGGAGGCCGCGCCGCAGCGCCTGGCCTCGCACCTGGCGCGCGAGCAGGCCCTGGGACCGGGCTTCCGGACCTTCCACGCCAACCCGCAAGGGGAGTGGCCCATCGCCAAACTGCCGGCGGCGGACGCGCACGCCATCGGCTCGCAGACGGCCACGGTGCTGCTCTCCGCCGAGACCATGCGGAAGCAGAAAGACCACCACCCGGAGCTTGACGTGGCGGACTACGCCCTGGTCCAGCAGGCCATTGACACAGGCGAGAGCATCCATACCAGCGCGAAGAAGCGGACCTACATCCTGAACGAGCCGGACGGCGCTGTGACTGTGGTAAAGGCCACTGCGGCCGGCGACAAGGTGTACATGGTGAGCATGTGGAAACTAGGCGAGGACGATAAAAAGCGGCGGCGGATAGTGGAGCAGCTACGCAGGAAGGCCCAAAAATGAGGAAAGCCGCCGATCATCAGAACGGCGGCCTTCATCCGGCGGGCGGTGGGGCCTACCCTCCGCTTGCGCGGGAACCCCACATGGCGCTCCGGCGCTTTCGCGCCGTGCTACGGCAGGTAGAATCTCACCGTGTCGCGCCCGCTTGAAAGCCATATAGGACGGGCGGTGCAGGAAGTCAAATGGGCGACATGATCGGGCTCAAGATCGACGCCGAGCGCGTGACACGCTCCATGGAGATGCTGCGCGTGTCCTGTCTGGACGCCAGCCCGGCCATGCGCGCGATTAAGGGCGACATGGAGCGCGCGGTGGAGAAGAACTTCGCCAGCGAGGGCCGGCCGGCCTGGGTCGGGCTCACGCCAGGCACCATCGCCGCGCGCATCAAGCGGGGCACCTGGCCGGGCAAGATTCTCCAGCAGAGCGGCCAGCTCGCGTCGAGCATCGAAGGCCGTTCCGATTCGACCAGCGCCACCGTGGGCACCAATCTGGTCTATGCGGCGATCCAGCAGCTGGGCGGCAAGACCCGCGCGCACACCATCACCGCGCGCAAGGCCAAGGTCCTGCACTTCGGCGGCGTGTTCCGCCGCCAGGTCCACCACCCCGGATCGAAGATCCCCGCCCGGCCGTTCCTGGCGTTGGACACGGACGACGAGGTGCAAATCGCGCGTTCCGTGTTGCTATTTCTGCAAGGGCGGCTGGGCGAATGAGCAAAACGCGCCCCAGGCCCGGAGGGGGTGCTTTCCCGCCCGGGCCTAGGCCAAAACCGTTAAACACGAAATTAAACGCATCCTGGCGCGCGTAGCGATGGATTGGGCGGACGATGCGAGTGCGACTGACGGCCGCTGAGGGGGGCTTGCAATCCGCGCCGGAATCGGCATAGGGTCCGTTCATCTTTCCCCGACCACTCCCCCCCCCACGAAAGAGCCCACACACCGGACACCTGTCCGCGTTATTGCGCGCCCCCCGCATGATCCATGCTGCGGGGCATGAAGACACCCGCACCCATCCACATCTTCCGGCCCGGCACGCACACGGACGTGAGCGGCCAGACGCTTGCGTTCGCCGCGTCGGACCTGGAAGCATCGGCCAAGGCCTACGACCCGGCCCTGCACGAAGCGCCCCTCGTGGTGGGCCACCCCTCAATCGACGCCCCGGCCTACGGCTGGGTGCAGTCCCTCGCCGCATCCGCGGACGGCCTGTCCGCGCAACCGCGCCAGGTGGACCCCGCGTTCGCCGAACTGGTGCGCGCCGGCCGCTTCAAGAAGATCTCCGCCAGCTTCTACCTCCCCGATGCCCCGGCCAACCCCGCGCCCGGCGTGTACTACCTGCGCCACGTGGGCTTCCTGGGTGCCGCCGCCCCGGCGGTGAAGGGCCTCAAGCCCGTGGCCTTCGCCGCGGGCGAGGCCGGCGTGGTGGAGTTCGCGGACGACGCCTGGGCCGAACGGCAGAACGCCGGCCTTTGGCGTCAGCTGCGCGAGTGGCTCATCGGCAAGTTCGGGCTGGAGGAGGCCGACCGGGCGCTGCCCTCCTACCAGGTGGAAACCGTGGAGGACGCGGCCCGTGACGGGCTGCGCGAGGAACTGGACAAAACCGCGTTCGCCGAGCCCGGCGGCGCGGCCAAACCCCAGCCCAAGGAGGGCGACGTGGACCTGAAGGACAAGGAGGCGCTCGAAGCCGAGCGCGCGAAGCTCGCCGCTGAGCGGGCCAAGCTGGACAAGGACAAGGCCGAGTTCGCCGAGCGCGAGGCCAAGCTCAAGGAGACCGAGGCCGGCCGCATCCATGCGGAGCACCTGGCCTTCTGCGAGGGCCTGGCAAAGGAAGGCCGGCTCCTGCCGGCGAACAAGGACGCCACCGTGGCCCTGCTCGACCACCTGTCCGCCGGCGGCGGCTCGCTCGACTTCACCGAGGCCGACGGGACCAAAAAGGCTGTGGCCAGCGCCGAGGCGCTCAAGGCCATGCTCAAGGCCCAGCCCCCGGTGGTGGACTTCGCCGAGCGCGCCGCGGGCGATCCGGACGCGGGCGGCAGCGTGAGCTTCGCCGCGCCGCAGGGCTACAGCGTGGACGCCGAACGCCTGGAGCTGCACGGCAAGGCGCTGGCCTACCAGGCCGGGCACCCGGACACCGATTACGCGACGGCCGTTGCGGCCGTGGGAGGCAAGTAGATGAGCCAGCAGTCCACCCCCGTATTCAAGCTGTCGATCAAGGCCAGCGCGGCCGTGGCCGCCCGCCGCTTCGTGACCCATGCCGGCGCGCAGGCCGGGGCCGGGGCCAACGCCGCGGGCGTGTCCGAGTATGCGGCCGCGAGCGGCGAAATGTTCCCCGCCGTGGCCCTGGGCACGGCCGTGGTGGAGGCCGGAGCGGCCTTCGCCGCCGGCGCGGCGCTCCAGGCGGACGCCGACGGCCGCGCCATCACCAAGGACGCCGGGGCCGCCGTGGCCCGCGCGCTCCAGGCCGCCGGCGCGGCCGGGGACCTCGTCGAGGTCTTCCTCATCCCCAACTAAGGAGGCGCTCACACATGCCTATGAATCCTTCCCAGGCGCGGGTCCTCGACCCGATCCTGACCACCGTTGTCCAGGGCTACCGCAATGCCGATTTCGCCGGCTCGGCCCTGTTCCCCCGCGTGCCCGTGCCGGTGGCCGGCGGCAAGGTCCTTGAGTTCGGCAAGGAGGCCTTCTTGGCCTACAACACCCAGCGCGCCCCCGGCGGCCCCACCAAGCGCATCAGCTTCGGCTACTTGGGCAAGCCCTACGCCACCGAAAACCATGCCCTGGAGGCCCCGGTGCCGCGCGAGTATCAGCGCGACGCCAGCAAGGTGCCGGGCATCAATTTGGGCACCCGCGCCGTCAACCTGGTCATGCGCGCCGAGGGCCTGGGCCTGGAGGTCCAGCAGGCCGCCCTGGCCACCGACGCCAGCCAGTACGGCGTGAACAACAAGATCACCCTGTCCGGCACGTCCAAGTTCAGCGACGACACCTCGGACATCTTCGGCACCTTCGACGACGCCAAGGAGGCCGTGCGCACGTCCTGCGGCACGTATCCCAACGTGGCGCTCATGGGTCCCAAGGCCTTCCGCGCCGTCAAGAACCACGCCAAGGTCGTGGACCGCTTCAAGTACACGTCGAAGGAGTCCATCACGCCCGAAATGCTGGCCGGCGTGCTCGAATTCGGAAAGGTGGTGGTGGGCGCGGCCGTGCAGGCCACGGACGCCGGCGTCATGGGCGACGTCTGGGGCAATTACATCGTGCTGGCCTACGTGCCGCCCGCCCCCTCCCAGGCCGAGGAGCCGAGCTACGGCTACACCTACACCCTGGAGGGCCACCCCATGGTCGAGGTCCCCTATTGGGACTCCAACGCCAAAAGCTGGGTCTACGGCGTGACCGACGAGCGCGTGCCCGTGCTCTCGGGCATCGCCTCCGGCTTTCTGATCATCAACCCGTACTAGGGGGGGCCGACATGCCGAGCTACATCGTCAAGGAGCCGCTCAAGCACGACGGCGCGACCTATGCGCCGGGCGCGGCCGTGGAGATGGACGCCAAGGACGCGGCGGGGCTGCTGGCCCTGGGCGTGCTGGCCGAGGACCCGGACGCCAAGACCGAAAAGAAGGGCAAGTAGCATGGCCTACGCCACCACCGAGGACATGACCGCGCGGTTCGGTTCGAGCGAGGTGATAGCCCTCACCGACCGCACGGCCGCGGGCGCCATCGACGAAACCGTGCTGGCCCAGGCCCTGGCCGAGGCCACGGCGGAGATCGAGGGCTACCTGACGGCGCGCTACGCCCTGCCCCTGGCCAGCGTGCCGCGCCTGGTGGTGGGCATCTGCTGCGACATCGCGCGGTATCGCCTCTCCGGGGCCTCGGTCCTGGAGACGGACCCCACGCGCAACCGCTATCGCGACGCCGTGCGGCTGCTGGAGCAGATCGGCGCGGGCAAGGTCAGCCTGGGGCTCAGCCCGGCCGGACAGCCCGCGCCCACTGCCGGCGGGGCCATGGTCCGGCCAGGGCAGCGCAGCTTCCCGCCGGGCAGCCTGGAGGACTGGTAATGGACATGAGCATCGCGGTCATCGAAGACGCCATGAAGGCGCGCATCAAGGCCGCCAACGACGCGGGCGAGCTGGCCTACAAGCTGCGCTCCATCGCCACCTACGACGCGGAGTTCGACGACTTGGCCAAGCTGGCCGAGGTGATCCGCTCCCTGCCCGCCGTGTGGGTGGTGCTGGCCCGCGCCGGCAAGCCCGAACGCAAGGGCGCGGACAAGTGGCTGGTGCCCATAACCATGGCCGTCATGGTGGGCGCGCGCAGCGTGCTCAATCACGAGGCCGCGCGCAAGGGCGACGGGGCGGGGCCGGGCACCTACAGGATGCTCGACGACATGTGGGACTTGTTCGTGGGCCAGGACCTGGCAAGCCAGGGCCTGCGCATCAAGGCCTTCACCCCCGGCGAAACGCAGACCATTTTCCAGACCCGCGTGGCCAGCCAGGGGATCTCCGTGCTCGGCCTGGAGCTGCGCACGGAATTCATCCGCGCCGGCCGCGCCACGCGCGAGGCCGCCCAGGCCCCGGACCTGCTCAAGGTGGGGCTCAACTACTACATCAAGCCGGGCGACGACGTGGCCGACGCCACCGACCTGGTCACGCTCGGCTCCGAGGAGGACGCATGATCGTCAAGGCCGCCGCCGGCTTGCTGGTGCCCAAAGAGGGCAAGCCGCGCCAGTACATCACCGATTCCGAGGCCGTGGACGTGCCCGAGAGCCCCTACTACCTGCGCCGCTTGGCCGAGGGCGACTTGGTGCCCGCGGCGCAGACCAAGGCCAAGGCCGCGACCGCGGCGAAGGAGTAGCCCATGGCCAGCCCGAACATCACCTTTGACCAGATCCCGGCCAGCATCCGCAAGCCGGGCAAATACTTCGAATTCAACACGAGCTTGGCAGTGCGGACCCTGCCCGCCAACGAACAGAACGTGCTGATCATCGGCCAGCGCCTGACCGCGGGCAGCGTGGCCGCGCTCACGCCGCAGCGGGTCTACAGCGACGCCGAGGCCGCGGCCTACTTCGGCGCGGGCAGCATTCTCCACCGCATGGTGCGCGCGGCCATCAAGGCCTACGCCTATATCCAGATCACCTGCCTGGCGCTTGACGACGCGGCGGCGGCGGTGGCCGCCCACGGCTCCGTGGCGCTCACCGGCCCGGCCACGGGCTCCGGCGTGGCCACCCTGCGCGTGGGCACGGACCTGGTGCAGGTGGCCGTCGAG